GGAGGATTCTTACAAAGAAACTGGCGACCAATAATGATGTTGGTCTTTGCTGGTTTAATGGTAGCTCATTGGTTTGGATTTACTGCACCCAACATACCTGAATCTGTACAGAACTCTCTATTGAATATTATTTTAGTGGGAATCGGAGGGTACACTGTTGGAAGATCAGCCGAAAAAGTTGCAGACAGATTTAAAGATAGTAAAAAGGGGTAGGGGTAGACCTAGGAAGGATGAAATTACCCCTTCTACGGCTCTTAAAAGAGAAAAAAACGCTAGAATTCTTGTTATCTCTGACCTTCATGTTCCTTATCATCACAGTGATAGTTATAGGTTCTTGGAGTCTTTGGCTGCTAAGTATAATCCTACGAATGTTATTCATATCGGAGACGAAATGGATTGGCACTCAATTAATGTTTCTCACATAATCAATCCAGATCTACCTAGTCCTGCTGATGAACTAGAAATCGGTAGATATCATATGAAGAAACTAGAGTCTATGTTTCCTGTAATGACTATACTAGAATCTAATCATGGATCTATGATACTTAGACGTGCTATGGCAAAAGGTATGTCTAAGTTTTTTCTCAAAGACTATAATGAAATACTAGATGTAGGTCATGGTTGGGTATGGAAAGAATCTCATTGGGAAGATACTGATATGGGTAGAGTTTACTTTGCACATCAAGTATCTAAGAATATTGTAAAGGCAGTACAGATGATGTCTGCTTCAGTTGTCCAGGGGCACTATCATACCCAGTCAAATATAGAGTATGTAGGTAACGACTTTCATCTTAACTGGGGTATGTCTGTAGGTTGCCTTGTAGATAAAAAATCTATGGCTATGGCTTACATGAAAGTAAACATGGCTAAACCAATCTTATCTTGTGGTATTATTACTAATGGTGTACCATCTATAGTTCCAATGTTATTGAGGAAAGATGGTTCATGGGATGGCAAAGTATACATCTAAAGATAAAAAATATTTTATAAAAATAATTGAACACGGATGTTGTGTTCCAGGTTGTATGTCAAATACACCAATGAATGTTCATCATCTACGTGGTAGCCAGGTTCAACATAATAGATCTAATCAGCTTGTAGTACCATTGTGTTTTGAACACCATTCAGATCTGACATGGGGTAAGTATAAACCAGAACATAAGTTTTGGGAACATCATAATTTTGATGCAGTGGAATATGCTAATGAATTGTACTTGAAGCACGAACCTGAACAACATTAAGTTCAGTCATACGTTCTTTGATAGCATCTGTAGTTTGATTCTTTTTTATTTTTTTGCCTGATAGCGAAGCTGCCATGATGGCATATGCTGCAAAAATAGTATCGGTATCATAACCGAATTGTTTTAAGTAGACACTGTAATCATTGAGTGTGTCTACAAGTTCGTCAAGTTCTCCTTTAACAATCATTGTCATTTACTCTTTCTATCATTTTACAGGTGGCAATACTAGGAGTCATTATTTGCGAAGATAACAATTGAAAAAGTATCACCACCTTATTCCCCAACAACCTAGCTAGGTGAAGGTTTTGCCTTACATAACGCAGGGGAAACTTTTAAAATGGTATTGGATCATCTGGTAGATCATCATTGATGTCTTTAGTAGGTGCTTGTTTAGCATCACCTTTACCACCTAACATCTTCAAAACACCAGTTACTCTTGGTATAATGATAGAAGTATTATACTTTTTGTTACCACTTTTATCTGTGTATTCAGACACATCTATCTCACCTTCAAGATACAACATAGTACCTTTCGATACATAGGTCTTGATAGTGTTTGTTAAATTAGGATCAAAGGTAGTAATCTTGTGCCAAGTAGTTTTCTCTTGCCACGTACCATCTTTGGTCTTGATCTTCTTTGATGTAGCTAAACTAAAGTTAGCATATTCATCACCTTTACTGGTAGCTTTGATCTCTGGATCGACACCCAATCTACCTACTAATATTACTTTGTTAATCATATTACCTCCTTAATTGTACTAGATTATCTTCTTCAGGCTTAACCTTTGGTTTAGGAAAAGCCTTATCAATCTTCTTAATGATATCATTCATTAATAGATTTTCACACATTCTAATTGCTTTCCTCTTAGCAGTTGAGTAAGAATCCCAATCAGATTTATGTTGATTCTTGATGAGAGTATCATCAATAGTCAATCTCCATTTAGTAACAGAGTCTTGAAAGCGAGGTGTTACCTTCACTATATTCACTATAATGTTTAGGCTATGCCCATACGCTATAGTTGTTTGGTAATGTCCAGCTCTTATACACTTCATGCAATCTCCTTAACTTTTGATTTATCAACATTAGATTTAATATCTGATTTGATTTTCTCAACATACTTACTGTTGTCATGCATACCTAAGAATACATCTGCACTTACACCAACATGAGATAATGCTTTAGTCAATGCATCAGTCATAGCTTTCTTAGTACATTCATCATCTAACTTACCATTAGTTTTATGTAATGATTGTACAGATGATACTGGTCCATAAGTTTGGATTGGTGTTTCTAACCATACACCTACCTCTGCAAATACATTTAAATCAGTATATGTATAGTTACACGTCCAACCCCAACCAATACCACATGGACCGAACACTTCAGTCATCTTCATAATCTGATACATTGGATCAATGGTAGTTAGTTCACCAAAGCCTTTGTTGATTCTTTTAGTGAATCTAGGATCAGTAGTTTTTAGTTGATCCCAGTATCTTTTGTTTGGTTCGTTTAGTATTTTATCAGTCATTAGTTCCTCCTATGCTGTCGAAGTCTACAAGATCTGCAGGTACTTCATTATTAGTTATATGTTGCCAAAACATTTCCTCTGCCTTGATTAGTTTCTTTTGAAACTTCTTGTCAGCTTGTACATGAAATGATTTCCATTTGTTATTACCAAAGATAATAGACAACCATGCTTGAGGTAAATTACATACGATCATATAGTGTTGTATCTGTGGGTAATATCTTTCAAGTATAGTATCATCTTTAGTAAATGCGTGTACGTGTTTGGCTTCAAATACACCTAATGGTTTTAGATTCTCATTCAATACATATCCGTCAATGTTAGCTAACATGAATGGATATTTCTTGATAGTGATAGTTTCATTTGATTCTTTGACTGGTAAATCTGTGTTTGCAGCAAACCAATCTCTATTGAAATCCTCGGTATATATACCAAGTTGTACTGGTAGTACAAAAGAAAGATCTTCGTTTTCTTTTATACCTTTCTTGATTTCATATAGTTCTTTCCAATTACCAGCAACTATTTTACCAGCATCACTTCCTCCTAGTCCTGCGTTTCTGTCTATAAGTTTCTTTTGCTTGTGTATATTCATTCGTCCTCCTCGTTATTATTTCGTCAAATCGTATCTTATCATTCCATAGTTCTTTCGCCATAGCTTTCGCTGTAGGGTGTACATATGGTTTAGTAAGTTCTATACGTAATGCTTGGGCAGTTTCTTTGTCATGCTTGAGATAACAAAAGTAACAAACTTTATCAATCCACCACTGCTTACGTTGCATTGGGTCTGACATATTATAATTTTTTTTAGGTTTATTACGTAGTTTATTATCACTTGCAAATTTCCTGACTAAAAGTTTAACGTCTATCGTAGTCATCTATCGCTCGTTGTAGATACCACATAGCTTTCTGTAGATCTACAACTCCTCCTTTATGATTGTGTCTTACAATATATTTCACAACATTACCAAGAGGATATGATAGTTTTTTATCCATTATAAAATCATATGTTTCAATTGTTCCTTGTTTGTAATGACTCGGATTTATTTGATCTGTCATATGGATTCCACCTCACATCTATTAATCTATAAGACTTACCACTATATACTGATTTTTGTGGTGTGCCTATACTTAAATCAATATCTTTTAATCTACTTGGTGTAAGCATCATTACTTCACCTTTATGTACTGCCTGGATAGTATAGTTCTTATCAATGGCTTGTTGTATTTCATAATCTCTAAGTGAGATATACATTCCTTTCCATAGTTTCTTAACGACTCTTGTTTTTGTTTTCATATCTACTCCTATTAAAACATCTTATACATTGTTTCTCTTTAGTATAATGATCTAGTTGTATCATCATATACATAGTGCTCCATTTCTTACAAGAGGTACACTTATGTAATTGTTTTTCTTCTTCACTAATAAATATTTTTTTCATTGATTGAATGATGGGAGTACGAGGAGGAGGAAGATGAAGAAGTGTACTCCCATCTAAATCTCTACGCTGCTTGGCTAAACCAAGACATATTAGACACTTTCCTCTCTCTATCATAGCGAGTATTTACTGAATCGCTAGGATAATGTGTACTCCAGTGTGTAATTGCTTGATATGCACTGAATTTATTAGGTCCAAATTGTTGTGCATAGTTACCATTGTACTCATCAAGAATATAATTCTTGTGCTGCTGATTGACATGACTCTTGTCAGTACGTGTTGGTTGAAAGCATAGTCTATCTACCTCAGCGTGTAACTGGTTGTCATCTACTGGTACCTCTAACCAGTTAGTCATGTAGTTATGTACAGTATGTAGTCCATCCATAGCTGAATATAAACCAGGTAATGCTAGTTTAATTTCATTATTACCTTTATGTGCAGTATTCAAACTGATATCCCATACTGAACTTTTAAGTCCATTAAGACATAACCATAGGTAGAAACCTAGATCAAATCTGAATGAACGCATACCATTGTAGCTGTTCCATATCACAGCTTCTAGACCAATGGATGTATCTTTGAATGGTATCTGATACTCTGGTAAAGTAAATCTGGTAGCCATAACAGCACCATGATTTGACCACTTGTGTTGCTCAGTCATACCATTGGTATCAAAATGTTCATTAAGAAAATCATTAGCTTTATCATATGCTGTGTCATGTGATATAACTCGATATGTATTTTTATGAACTGCAATCAGTTCATTGTTCTCGTCTTTAACCAACTGCTTGTAGCCATCTAGCCTTGAGCCATGCTGGTTGTATACAGGTTCTTCACGTACCTGAAACATTAGTTCTTGTGGTAACATATTGTTCCTCCTTTGTTACTTCCGCTAAAGGCGTGGGATTATTTTATCACCCACAAGCTTTCGACTACAGATAGAATTTTGCTCATTGTCTACTCACAACCACCCTTGATTACCTCATGCATTTGCACATACTTCATCTCAAGTGTACCTTACCCCTCTGATAAAGAGTTGTTCAGTCAGCCGATAGGGGAAGCTATACCCCTACCACGAAACTTTTTAAACTTATAATTCTGCTCTAAATGAACAGAACTTATTTGACTTAACACGATCTAGTATTTTCACACCAAGTTCATATCGTGCATACCATTCTAAATAATATTGGTATTTACTTTTCTTATGTTCCTCTAACGACATACTTGGTATCGGTACAGGAATATCTAATAACTCACATATTTCTTCCCTTGTATAACCATTAGCTTTTGTAAAGAAATCATCTAACAATTCTTTTTTAGATCCAAGATGATCTAAACATTGAGCTAGTCCATGTTCTATTTTGTTTATATCTGATTCTTCATAGTAATATTCAAGATAGTCTGGTTGAAATCCTTGTGATCCAAAGAAGTCTGCATCATCACTTGATTGTATACCAAACCAAAACTTACCTTCTATATCTCCTTCGTAATATCTACCCATTTATATCCTCTCTAAGTTTTGATATTGCTTCATTCATATACTTGATTGTATGAGCTGTTTGTACAAGCTCTGCTTCTATTTGATCTGATATATTAGTAAGTGTTTTTACCATTTCAATATGTACTAATACAACATCATCAAACTTATGCTTGACATCAAATTGTACTACATCTTTATCAAGAGCATCATACATCTTTTGGCATGATTCAATCCATCTTAGTTGTAATACTTTTATTGATTCACTATTCATTACTATCCTCTTTCTTTTTTACTACCTCTAGCCATTCACCATGTCCTTCACATTCATCACAGGGATCTGATTCATCTGGTGCATCACCCCAAGGTATAACACCAAGTCCATTACATCTCATACACTCTACTCTAGCTTTCATTGTATCCTTTGATATTTCTATTTCTATTTCCATCACTCCTCCAAGTTCTCTTGTATTAATTTATTTACTCGATCTCCTATGTCTTTGATTCTTCTATCTAAATCCATAGATGCCTCATGTATATACTTAGCGTCAGTCATAATGACTCCAGCTTCTTCTTGACATTTAATGAGATCTTTTAGTATAGCTTCACACTTTGATACTTCTAATAGCTTCATTACTTTTTCTTTCTCTTGGTTGTTGGATTACTATCAACATCCTTTAGATGTACTGCTATCTTTGTTAGATTGTTAGTTAGAAATACAATACCAATCCATATTGGTGCAGCTACTACTGACACAACTAGTGTTGGATTGATACCAAGGAATAAACACATACCAATAAAGCCACCACCTAAGCCACAGTAGATCAGAAAGAATGTTCCGATATACTCAGCATAGGCAGAGAATTTACCACCTGTTATTTTTTTTACTCCCCATGATGCTGCACGTTCTGCTGCATCAAATGCTATTTTTGATTTGATCATCTTACTCTCCTTCTATTTTATTGTAACACGAGTGCTCGGCATATTCAACATACCCCTGGTCCTCGCTGAAAAAAAAATTTTGCTAATGGGGTATAAACCCCACTAGCTGAAATATTATTTCAGATCAGTATCCAAACATCTGATCATTCACCTCTTTAATTCTTTTAACTTCTTGTGGTGTCATGTCAGCTAGTGTTCTCATTTCACCTTTACTTACTTTGGTGATCTTCCTATCTTTTGGATGTTGTTGATACAACATTTCATATAGTTTGATACTAGCCTCATTGATAGCTTTGTATTTGTCAGTCAATGCGTTCCATGTTTTACCTTGTAAAACCATGTAGTTCGCATTGGTTTCAGCTATCTCTTGTCCTGATGTGGACTCCCTATCAACCTGATAACTATTCATCTGTTTATCTTTGTAATACTGTGCATTGAAGCTGAATGAAAACACAGATCTTTTGGATGAATTGTATATCTGCCACAGTAATAACTGTGAGTAATTGACATCTACATCAGATGTTTCATCAACAAGATGTCCTAGTATCTGATACCAATCTTGGTTAGCTACCATAGTAATGGCTTTGATGTTAGCTTCATCAGTTTCTAGGTGTCTTGGTTTACTTGTGTATGACATAATTTACCTCCTCTATATCATTGTATTCTAGCTCTTTACCATACATTGTTCCTTGAAGTCTTTGTCTTTCAAGATCAATTTCATCTTTAGTTGCACCTGCTTCCTCAAGATATTTAATTCTATCTATGATATCACAGGCTTCTTTTTCTAATGGATTATGCATTTCTGCCTCCTTCATCTTTTAATACGCTATGCGTTTTTCCTCCTTCATTTAACTCCATCCACTGATGTAAATCTATTTTCTTTACATCACCTCCATCTTCCAAATACTTACCATATAATTTACTTGCATCATCATATGTATATTCTTCATAGCTAGATGGAAACTCAGTTGGATAACATAGTTCCTTATGTACAAATGCTACAGCTGTAGCCAGTTTGTCAAAACCATGGAGGAAGTATGTATCTCCTCCTTTAAATTTATAATATCCTTCATCCCAATTGGATGCTTCCATATTATAATCTTCATAGTATTGTGTATGAACTACATAGATATTGTTACTTGTTATCTTCATTGTATATCTCCTTTGATATGATGAGAGTCGATCTCTCGTTAATGCCCACTTTAGCAACCAAAGATTCTAAGACAGTCAGTGCGACCAGTTGTTTGTCCGTTCACGAAGTGAAATAAACGTCAAGCTAACTTGTTGCACAGTACCCTTTATGGGTTGACTGGTGAAAGAATCTTCTGGTAGTTCGTGGCGTGTACCACGCTGATACCCCCTCAATGCTGTCGCCACGAATGGAGCATTATCGAGAGAGAGTAAATCAAACGATTGGGTTGCCTGTGGCTATATGAGATATAGAGGACACGAAGGAGGCTATCGCTATAGCTGACTGAGGTAATAGAAAAGACATAGGTCAATCGTTTGATCCATTAAACAGTCTACGTTCTAGGGGGAGAGAGCACGAGAGAGGGAACATCTCTCGTTTGTTTACAATTTTTTACTTGACAACATAAACCGTAGCAAGGTATCTATCGTTATGGGCAGTCAAATAAAAGGAACTGACGGACTTACACATAAGCAACGCAAGTTGATTGATACCCTCGTAGCAGAAGGTTGCTCCGTAGCAAAAGCTAGTCAAATAGCTGGATATGCAAAGGGAGAATCTGGTAGAGTAACTGCTAGTAAGACGCTACGACTTCCAAAGGTACAAGAGTACTACCGCTCACGTGTAGCTGAGATAGGACTGGTAGGTGCAATCCCAGCAGTCAAGACAATCGTTAGACTTGCGCAGGAAGCGAAGTCCGATTACGTGAAGCTAGAAGCCAGTAAGGACATACTAGATAGGAGTGGGTTCAAAGCTCCTGATAAGGTACAGCACAGTGTAGGAGGAAACCTCTCGATCAAGATAGACCTAGATTAGATGAGGGGGGTTAGAAAACAGGAGCGACAGCAGAGAGAAAGGTCCTCTACTCACATTATTAGCGAAAAAGGTCCGAGTTACAATCAGTTACAAATACTAAACTGGACACATAAAGAACACATTAAGTATTGTCGTTGTTGTGAGTGTGGGGAGTTCGCTCCGTTTCATATCAAGAACGAGATAGGTAGTTATTACTTCCTATGCTATGAACATTACAAACAGCGTTGAATATATTTTTTTTTTGGGTAAAGTACGCCTATGGTTAAAACAAAACAATCAATGTTGCCAGGTGCAAAGAACACATCACAAAAATTAAAACTAAGAGAAGTAACAAGGTTAATGGAAGATAATGAAGTTTTTAATAAGTATTGGTCTAGTTTATCTGATAAACAAGTTAATACATTTAAAGAGATAGGTTATAATAAATCTACATTAAAGAATTCATTTCTTAAAGATACTGGTGCTTTAGGTTTTAAAGCTATGATGATGAATGAGGATAATTTCAATACTATTGGTGTAAAAAAGATTCATAATAGTATTAAGAAGTTTGCTAATAATATATTATCTGCAGTAAAAGATCCTAGTAATTTATTAATTAGTATAAAATAAGCATCTATGTCTACAGATAAAACAGAATCAAAAGTTCTACATAGTAAAGCTGTAAAGAAATTATTAAATGATGGACCTCCTGGCAAAGGTAACAAGAAAGATCTAGTATCTTTTTCTTTGTTTAATAACAAAACTGGTAAAGCTATCTTTACATTCTCATTGTTTAATAAAGATCAGAAGAAAGCAATAAATGCTTTGAAGAAAGTAAATAAACCACAAAATCGTAAATTTAAATGAGCCAGAGTTTATTAAAACGAATAGGTGTATCTGGTTACAACAAACCTAAAAGAACTCCAGGACACCCTAAAAAATCTCATGTCGTAGTCGCTAAAGAAGGATCTAAGGTCAAGACTATTAGATATGGTGAACAGGGAGCTAGTACAGCTGGTAAGCCTAAATCAGGAGAGTCAAAGAGAATGAAGATGAAAAGAAAATCATTTAAGGCTAGACATCGAAAAAATATAGCAAAAGGAAAGATGTCAGCTGCGTTCTGGGCTAATAAATCAAAATGGTAAAAAAGAGTAGAGTCAATGAGGCTGGTAATTATACTAAGCCTGGAATGAGAAAAAGTTTATTTAATCGTATTAAAGCTGGAGGAAAAGGAGGAAATCCTGGACAATGGAGTGCGAGGAAGGCACAAATGTTAGCTAAGGCTTATAAATCCAAAGGTGGTGGATATCGGTGAAGAAGCCACAAAGAAGTTTGAAAGCATGGACTAAACAGAAATGGAGAACCAAATCTGGAAAGCCATCTGGAAAAACAGGTGAACGCTACTTACCTGAAGCTGCGATCAAGTCATTGACTGCTAGTGAATATGCAGCTACAACTAGAGCTAAGAGAAAAGGCAGTAAGAGTGGGAAACAATTTGTTAGACAACCTAAATCTATATCTGCTAAAACAAAACCTTTTAGGAGGGTATCATAATGTATGGAATGAAAAAACCTGCCGCTGGATCTAAAAAGTTAAAGGGTAAACAAAATAAATTACCACCTGCTTTGAAGAAAAAGATTATGGCTAGTAAAAAGAAAAAGTAATGGGTGCTAATCAAAAACATTACTTTAAAAATGGAACTGAGCATAAAGGTGCATATCATAAAATGCCTAATGGTAAACTACATACAGGCAAAACACATACTGCATCAAGTAAACCTATAGTTCACTTTAAAGATCTATCAGCAACAGCTAAAAAGAAAGCAAGGGCATAATGGATTTAATAATAAAAATGAAAAGAAAATGGGATGGACTTAATTACAAAGGTAAAATATTTGTATGTGCTATTCCTACTTTAGTAATCTTAGGATTAATATTTAATTAAATATGAGGTATGCAGAGGAGCTATCTTACGAGGATCGTCAAAGACTTCGTAAGATAGTGAAGAAAGAACATTTTAAACATTATCCCAAAGACTTACGATTTTCGGATAATGAAGCCGATAAATTTATAGAATCTCTACTACCAGAAACTATCTACAAGTTAATTAAAAAATCTGTAGATAATGGTATTGCTTGACAGAACTCAACTACAAAGCTCCAGGTGAAACAATAAAAACCTTTATGAAGGATGATTCCTTCTTTAGAGGTGTACGTGGTCCAGTAGGATCAGGGAAGTCTGTATCTTGTTGTATTGAAATATTTAGACGTGCCTTAAAACAAAAGCCTAGTGAAGATGGTAAACGTAAATCTAGATGGGCAGTAATAAGAAATACAAATCCCCAATTAAAAACAACAACTATTAAAACGTGGTTAGATTGGTTTCCAGAAAATTCTTTTGGAAACTTTATGTACTCAGTTCCTTTTACACATAACATTCATATAGGTGATGTAGAGCTAGAAGTTATATTCTTAGCACTAGATAGACCAGAAGATGTTAAAAAATTATTGTCTTTAGAATTAACTGGTGTATGGATTAATGAAGCAAGAGAGATTCCTAAGTCTATTGTTGATGCGTGTACTATGCGTGTAGGTAGATTCCCTTCTATGAAAGATGGTGGACCTTCATGGTATGGTGTTATAGCAGATACTAATGCACCTGATGAAGATCATTGGTGGTCCATTATGTCTGGTGAAGTACCTGTACCAGATCATATGAATCAAGAAGAATCCTTAATGTTAGTCAAGCCTGACAACTGGAAGTTTTTTGTACAACCTCCAGGCATGATAGAAAAAAAAGAAGATGATAAAATTAAAAGTTATGAGCTTAATAATACAGCAGAAAATATCCAAAATGTTACACCTAATTACTATCCAAATATCATTAGAGGAAAAAGTAAATCTTGGATTGATGTTTACGTTTTAAATAAATTAGGAACTATTGAAGATGGTAAACTAGTATATGGTTCATTTAGAGAAGATGTACACATAGCAGATGATGAAATAGAATTTGCACCTACTACAGTTTATATTGGATTAGACTTTGGTCTTACACCTTCTGCTGTATTTGGTCAAAAGCTACCTGATGGTAGATGGTTGATACTGCATGAACTAGTTTGTTTTGATATTGGTACAGTTAAGTTTGGTGAATTATTAAAGCATGAGATAATTAAACACTGTGCAGATAAAGATTTAAAAATATTTGGAGATCCAGCTGGAGATTTTAGA